TATTTCTGGTAATGCTAATCATGCAGATACTGCAGATAGAATTGGTGGTATTGAATTAAATGAATTAGCATTAAAAGAATCTCCAGCTTTCCAAGGTAAACCAACTGCTCCGACAGCAGTATTTGGTACAGCTACAGATCAAATTGCTACAACTAAATTCGTTGATAAAGCTATCAAAGCATTAGACTTAGCTGCTATCGCTGCAGGTGGTGGTACCCAAACTGGTACTAGATTCAATCCATTTAAAATTAAGATCACTGGTAAGGCTACAGCTAATGAAGTAACTGTAGATGGTACAAGTGATGTAAATCTTAATGTAAGAGATTTAGCTATTGATTATAATGAGATTGCTAATAATCTTAATATCACTAGAGTTAATGGTCATACTGTAGGTAAAGATGTACCAGCTGATGCGGTATTTACTGATACAGTTTATGTGCATCCAAATACTCAAACTGATTTAACAGCAACTGAATTTACTGCTATTACTGTAGATCGTCAAGGTCATGTAATTGCTGGTCGTAATCCATCTACACTAGATGTGGATATTACTAAGAATGCTGCATCTGCTGATAAATTAAAAACTGCTCGTAAGTTTAAATTCTCTGGTGTAACTGCAGCTGATGTATCATTTGATGGTACTTCTGATGTAACAGTAAATGTCACTGCTATTCCAGCTAATATTATCACTGAGTCTGAAGAAAAACAATTTATGTCTAAAGCTCAAAAAGATAAGTTAGCTGCTACTTTAACTGCAACTGAGATTGCTGATAAGATTACTGAAGCAAGTTCTGGTATGGAATGGAAAGAAGCTGTAGGTACTAAATCTAAAATCTCTACTAGATATCCATCTCCTAAGAAAGGTTGGACTGTATCTGTATTAGATGAAGGTAATACTTATCAATACAATGGATCTAACTGGGTAGTTGTTTCTAGTAGTAATATGCCTAAAGCAACTGCAACTGCTGATGGTAAAATGTCTAAAGAAGATAAAGCTAAATTAGATGGTATTGAAGCTGGTGCTAATAACTATACTTTACCTACTACATTACCAGCATCTATGATTACTCAAGATGATAACCATTACTTCGTAACTAAGTATCAAAATAAGAAACTCCAAGACTTATACAATAAAGGTGAAATGGATACTAAGTTTGCTACTAAAGCAGATTTAGCTAAAACTGATACTGTAAGTTTAGGTAATGGATGGAAAATCTTAGCTACTAACACTGGTGAATTATCTTTCACATTCAATGGTGTTGAAAAAGCTAAACTTGGTACTGATGGTGCATTCAAAGCTGTAAGCTTAGAAGAAACTGGAGGTAACTAATGTTACCTGTAACTAGAAAAGCACTTAAGTACTTTATGAAATTGATTACTCCTGAATATATTAGCTGTTACTTTGTAGCTATATTCTTTCAATTCTTATGCTATATTACTAATCCTATCGTAGTTCTATTCTGTGATAAGTATGGTAATCTCCCTAAGATATTTAGACTATGGCAAACTTATGATAATTGCTTAGATATAGACTGGATGATCTATGAAGAAGTAGTTCCTAAAGTGTTTAGATATGACTTTAAGAAGCATTATAAATATTATCCAGAAGAAAAGTCTAATGAAGAGTTAGTTCCAGGTCATGTAGCTATCTTAGATGATGACTTTACTTTTAAAGAAAGAGTACAACGATATTTCTGTAGACTATTATGGCTATATCGAAATACTGCTTATGGATTTGCATATAGAATTCTTGGTATAACTTACACTGGTATTAACCAACATGTATTAGAGAATGACCAAACTAAAGGTAAACAAATCTTTGTATCTTTTATTGAAGATCCACATGGTATTGATAGATACTTCTCTGTAAAATCAGCAGAATATTGGACAGTACCATTTACTAATAAACAATTTAGATTTGATATTTATCTTGGTTGGAAGTTAGCTGGTACTCAAGAGTATACTAATGAAAAACGTGCAATGATCGCTATTAGAATTAATCCATTCTTAAGTGTAAAATAATCAAAGTGGTACATCCAATTAATTTGGATGTACCATTTATATTGTTTTGGAGGCAAATATGATTAATGTAATCCCATTAATAGCTAAAAAGTATAACCGTAAGGGGGATACGTCTGGTAGTCTTAAATCATTAATATCTGATCTAAATTGTGTTACTGATAATGATGATGTTTTATTATTCTTATCTAGTATTCCTAGAGAGACAAAGTATTCTTTAGATGATGCTTTTGATATAATTGTATCTAATGATGAGTATAGTAATATTTTTAGAGCTACTTTGGTATTTCTAAATATAGATTTAGATTATCATAGATTATTATTGAATGCAATTAAATCAGAATCTTATACTATCATATGTATGATCAATAAAGCAATACCAACTCCTGATTTATTCTTGGCTAAGAATAACTATGAATGCTTAACTATTGCTTTAGATAAATCATATGCAGTATTTGATAAGGTTCTTGGTATGGTTGTTAGTCAAATAAAACATACTGCATCTTCCAAAGAAGGTAGAGCTTTAGGTATATTTATGACAATATGTATCCTTAATAAAGATATTGATAAGTTAGCTTCTTTATGTACTGGATACTTAGCAACTTGTAGATCTGAATATATGGTAAAAGACTTGATGAATAAATCTGCTATGGATGCATTCCAATATATGTCTGAAGAAGATATTCATACAGTAGTTGATGATATTAATTCTCGTACTGTATTATCTAGATACTTAAATAAAATGTAAAAGAATGCCCCATAGGAGTTGAACTCCTATGGGGATACCTTTTTGATTTTAATAATAGATTTGATAAACAATATCTAAGCCTTTGGAAAGCTCAATCAATTGTTCATTTGGCATATTATATTTAGTCAATGGACGAATATCTTGATAGTATTGTTTACCATTGATTTCTTTCTTCCATGCAGTACATAGAGAGATTGTATTGATACGTGCTTCATTAATACCAACTGTATTGATGAACCATTCACGACATTCTTCTTCAGTAATCTTTAAGTTGATTTCAATGAAAGTTTCAACTTCAGATTCTTTAGTTGAATTGTAAATAGTAGCATCTACTGTAGTACCATCTTCGAAACGAATCTTTTTAACTGGTTTAGATTCAAATGCTTTGAAGTAATATGCTACACGGTTACCAATGATTTTACTACCATGGTAGATTTCTTTTTTAGCATCAGTCAAGTCTTCAGTAATCAATGGGAAACGGAATGGAACCAAATACTCTGGTGCACACCATTTAGCATAGTTTACTTCATATACTTGAGAGTTTTCACGACCACAACCATCAGTACCAACACAGAATAAGTAAACTTTTTCTGGTGTAGATGGTGTTTCAAATACAGAGTTTTCTAAGTTCATTTCTGTATTATAAGATGGTGTAGTATATTGTCTAGGAATATCAAAATGTTGAGTAGCAGTATATTCTGCTCCAGGTAAGATGATTTTATTTTCACCTTCATATAATAAGATATCAGTACCACCAACAAAGACTTTAATGTTGGTTCGGTTATGTGTTGCAGTAATATTACTGTCATCATTAGTATGACTAAATTCTGCAATATGCAACTGTTTATCAGGCATCTTACATTTACCTCCAATTAGTTTTATCTTCAAAATTTATTATTATGTTTTGGTTATCTATTTGTATCGTACTGGGATACATATACATGATCATGCAATTCAAAGTTATCAATATTCTTACGTTTAGCTCTATAACCAATTTGATCATACATTTCAGATATACCATAATGATGTATTCTTAATGTATTAGTGTAAACTATAAGCTCTTTCTTAATAAGATTACGTAAGTCATCAGTACGTTTAAGTACAGCAAAGATATGAATCTTATCATGTATATCATCTGTTAGTAGACCAGTTTTTGGATCTATAAAAGAAATAGCATGATCTTTGATGCCATATTTCTTGAAGTAGTATCTTAAGATATATACTAATTCCTTTTGAGTAATCTTATCTATTTCATATTTCTTAGCAATATAGCTACTGAATCCATCATAGAATAATTCGAAGTCTTCATTGCTTAATTTAGCTAGATACTTAACTGCATCTATTGGTTTAATATATTGACTATATCTTCTATCGAAGTTATAAACTGTAGTTAAACCAGCTAATTCAATCTTATAAGATTTAAAGAAATCTATAACTTTAGATACATATATCTTCAAATAGTCAATACCAATACCAGGAAGATAGTTAAATAACTGTTTATAGTCTTCAGATCCCATGAATACTTCAATATATTTAACTGTATCCATAATCGTATTAGTAATAGCTTTCTTACGTTGTAGATCTTCACCAATAGACTTCATACGAAGAATGGAGTTATATAGATCTATATCTTGATAACGTAAGTATTCTGTATAAGTCTTAGCAACTTGAGAGCCATTGATTCTAAAGAATTTATTACTAAACTTCTTAATCATTAAAGCATCATACACTGATTTATATGCATCATATATACGTTTATTATCAGCATAATACATGCCTTTGACTACTACATCATATATCTTAGTATTGTTTTCTAAGATAGATAATAATCCTTTAATGGATATACCTGGTTTATATGTCTTAAAGTCAGCTACTTTTAGTTCTTCTAATGTATAACCATATTTACGTTCAATATCTCTACGGAGTAAATCTAAATCCGCATCAAAATTGAATCCTTGAATATACATAATTGGAACTGTCTCTGTTTGAATAGTATCTTTCTTATTATAGTATAAGTAAGATAAAGAGAATAGATAGCATAAGATAGAAGATAATTTGAATGTCTTATCAGGTCTAATATTAGGAACTGATAATCTAATACGTTCTTCATATCTTTCATCATCAAAGAATATATTAAAGAAGTAAGGAATCTTAAATGATAGATCACTCATAGACATAACTGTATCTATAGAGATATACTTAGTTCTAGCATAGTTAAATTCCTTTTCAAGGATTTGATTCTTGATATCTAATGGATCGAATTCATTAGTCCATAACCAATCATCTTCAGTAAATGCATCATAATCTATATACTTAGACTCATCACGAATATAATTATCTGCAGAATCATTTAAAGGAATCTTAACAAACTTAAGATCATAATCTTTAGTTGGGTCTTCAATAAAGATATTCTTACGTCTAGCATTTACATAAGAGAATGTAAATAGTATAGTATCACCATGGGATAGAATCTTATCTACATCAGAGAATAATGCTTGATCGTCTACTACTTCATAATCTATATTCTCTTCCAATATAGTACCATCTTCACATAAGATCTGCATTTGGTTATTATTGTCTGATTCTAAGAAGTTATCATATGGATATGGTATATCTATAACTCTCTTACCATTTCTAAAATCATATATATTATACTCGGTTCTAATATAGTTATTGAAATGATCATATATAGAGTTATATATAAAGATACATCTAACTTCACGACCTTTTTCTAAATTAATAGAATCATCTAATGTAAGTAGTGTACCAGATACTGAATATCTAGACTTATCAATAACTGTACCACCTATAGTGACAATCATACCATTACCAGATTTCTCATAATTATAGAATGGATAGTTGATTGTAAATATTTTTTGGTTAGCTACTCTAGCTTTAAGAGAATCTTCAGTAATATGAACCGTATAGTTATTACGTGGATCTTGGAAGAAGTATACTTTAACGGCATCTTTTCCATCTACATAATCTTTTGAGTTTCTAAATGATAAGATATTACCATTTATAATAAAGTTAGATCTATCTAATACTTCACCATTGATGGTAATGATCCACTTATTACGTTTAGTATCATAACCTTCATATGGGAAGTCTATTTTAAATGAACTCATAATACGTTCAATTGGTATTTCAGTAGTAGTTAAAGTAATTCTATCTCTATTCTTAGGATAAATAAAGTGAATCTTAATCTCAGTACCAGAACGCATTACTTTAGTTTGATCTAGGATCTTAATCTTATTCTTTAAGAAAGTATATTCAGAAGAATAGATTGGTTTATCATTCAAGATTACTTCTATAGGATATTGACTTTCTTGATATCCTTGGAATGGTACTTGAATACTATATTCTTGAATCCCTGGAGTTTCTACTGTAGTTGTATAATAGGATTCTTCCATTTCTACATCGAAGCCCTCAGTATAGATATTATTAAATGTAACTGTACGATTCTTAGTTACCTTATCTTGAGGATATACAAATGAGAAGTTCTTCCCATTAATCATATATTTATCAGATGGTAATAATACAGAGCCATATAATGCAAAGAATTCACCACCATACTGAATGTAGTTATAGTATGGTTCAGGTACATCAAAGCTACTAACAGATTTATCAGTAGCTGTCTTGAAGTTGAATTCAGTTATCTTACTTTTAATTGGATAAATTGGAGAATAAATAAAGATTACAGACAATAAGCGTTCTGTAGTGATTTTAGACCAATCAGTATCTTTAATAAAAGTAATCTTATTACCATTTATATTATACCTACTTGGATCAATGAAAGTACCACCAGTGGATAAATACATTAATCCATTTCTTTCATTAAAGTCTCCTATAGGATATTCGATAGTAAAATTCTTTTGATTATTATTTTGAATTGGATATTGTCTAACTTCAGTAATAATCTTATAACCATCTAGATTAGAAATATCATCATTGAATTCACTATTAGAGAAGAAGATAAACTCAAGTTTGGACTTGCCTCTAAGGAACTCATTATCCTTAAATACAAGTTTACCATCTTTAATATCATACTTATCTTCTAATACACGTTTACCATCTACATTAACAAATACAGCTCCACCTTTATCAAGGAAGTTTTCATGAGGGAATGGAATCTTAATACCATTACTAGCAAAGTTAGTTAAAGTCTCATTAGCTACATCTACTTTTTGATCAGTATCTAATACTTGTTTAACTTTGTAATTGAATACATACTCACCAGTATCTTTATCTACTTTACGATCACGTAGTAGATAGTATTTGAATATACGTAAATCATCAAAACCAAAGATAGAGCAAATATCTACCATACATTTAGCAGTTGATTTATATTTAAGTAACTCATGAAGTCGTCTCATCATTCTAACTTGATAGATTAATGGGATTTCATCATAATATGGTACACCATGAGACATGAATATATATCTTACGCAACGTTCATCAAACACATCAAGATTAATGATATGCTCTTGAACTTCAGATATTAAATCAATCATGGTTTGAATGATAATAAATATAGTCAACCAAGCATCATAATATTTACTATCAAATCTATGAGCTTCTGAATAGATTGTATTGATAGCGAATGCTCTGTTTACATTGAATCTGCGTTCAAACTTCTCTTTAACTACAGAGTTATCAATAGACGGTAACCATAAGAGTTGGAATTCAGTTGCTTTTCTAGCTTTATAGATATCGATATTAGATTTAATATATTTAAGATATGCATATTCATCTTCAGTATATCTAGCTAATATATTATCCCAAATACCACGTTCTTCTAATTCACTAATTGTAGCATCATCCATCTCATGTAGAGGAATCTTATAATCAATACCAATATTATCTATTCTTAAGTCTTCTGGAACTAATAATCCTTCAGCACCTAAGTTAGGTAAACCAGTAATCTTACGATAATAATTATTCTCTTCTACATAGTTTGTAATAAATACTTTTGCAGCTTCATCTCTTGCTTTATCCCTATAATCTTCAGGGATATATACAGGATCTTCTACTGCTCTTTTAAAATAGTTAGATGGTACACCAGCTCTAGCTAGTACATCTACACTATAATCATATAATCTCCAATCAGCAGTTCCTTCAACTGATTGAATATATAGGTCTCCCATGAATTCTGTACGTTGAGTCTCATTATTAGTAGCTTCAGTCTCAGACTTAACGATACAGTTCATGCCTAATTGTTTTACATAATAAACTAATACGTCTACAAATGGGTAATCTGTAAACACTTTATCCATATTAGGATTTTGCATATTATAAATTTCCTCCTTTCAGAGAGAATTTAGATTTTACTTTAATAGTATGTAACCCTAATAAGTGCTTATCCTTAACATATAGATATAGACAAATTTTACAAAGGAGCCTAGTAAAATGAATGAATTCCCTGATTTACAATTAAAAAAAGATCCAGTGAATCCAGTACTAAAATCTCCATATGTACCTTTTGAGTTATCATTCTATCAAACTAAATATACATTAATGGATATAGATGTTTATACAAACTTTATTAAGAATGCTGTTAGTAGATTTAGAAAGTCTAGAACTTATACTCACTATAAAGGGTATCTAATGAATCTTGGTATGGATCACTGTCAATTACATAGCAATATCTATGCAGATATGGCTACTATTGAAATGCATCATAACATGCTAACTATCTTCGATATTGCAGTTATCTTAACAGAGCATACAATCAATACTATTGGATATATTACAACTTTTGACTTAGTTAACTTACTAAAGAAAGTTCATACTGAAAATAAAGTACAACTTGTAATGCTATCTTTAACTGCACATCAACTATACCATAATGCAAATGGTATGTATATCCATCCAGATATGTGTTTCGGTAACTGGATGGCTTTCTTAGAAGAATACAAATATGGTATAACTATTGAGCTGGCAAACAAAATAATAAACTACGTTAATTATGCTATCTCTTTAGGTGATACCAAGACTGGTGAACTCCTAAAACTCAGAGATAAAGTCCAAGATTGGAGTGTCATGAATGAATATGGAGTTAATCGTACTTGGTATTAATTACTTTATTATCCTACTAGTAATCTTCTTAATCTATAGAGTTGCTAATAAGATAGCTAACTCATATAAAGAAAAAAATAAAAGAGAACTAGATTTGATTCAAATGTCTATGTCTACTTCCTTAGAGGAAATGACACAGACTATTGATTCTTTTATAAATGAATCTATTCAAGAATTTACTGTTATGAATAATATTCAAGACTCTAAGTATATTAATAGTGAACTTGAACAAGAGATGCGTCTAGCTGTAATGGAAAGTGTAAGTGGACGTATATCTATCAATCTATTAAATAAACTTAGACTCTTCTATAAAGAAGATGTTATTCCTGACTTGATAGCTAAGAAGATATTCCTAGCTATCACTGCATATACAGCAATCAATAATGCTGGTGCTACAAATAAAAAAAATAAATAATTTTGGAGGATGGGAATATTCCCATCCTC